ATCTTAAACAAGGTTACGAGAGAGATTCAAAAGCTGAAGTTTTTCAGTGTTGGACAAACCATGCATATGCTGGGGATTATAATCCTTATCATGATCATGGATGCCAAACTTTGACTGGTTTATCGGGATTTCTTTGGTTAAAGGTTCCAGAGTGTATTGAAAAGCTTGCTGAAGTTCCAGAGCGTTTACACGGTGCTAGTGGTTCTGTAGATGGATTTACTCATTTGATTTGGGGTCAAAGTAGTCGAAAAGATATTCTAGAGTTGCGTGGTCAAACTGAAGATTATGTAAAACCTATTGTTGGTGTAATGTTGGTATTCCCAAATTGGTTGAAACATCAGGTTTTGCCTTTCTTTGGTGAAGGTGAAAGACGTTCAATAGCTATGAATTGGAATGTTAAGGATTCAGAGCAGGAGATTATGAAACATTTATCGGAACGTGAGAAGAAAAATTATGAAGAATCTAAAGCTGAAAAAGATTAATTACAAGTACGGTGAAGATAAAACCCTAGTTGAACTCTTAAAATACATTGATTCCACTTATGATGAACACTATGGCAAGAACAAGTTTCAAGCTACAGAGTTTATTATAGATGGTGGTCATGGTGAAGGGTTTTGTATTGGTAACATACTAAAGTATGCACAACGATATGGAAAAAAGAATGGCAAGGACAGAAGGGACTTGCTAAAAGTTATTCACTATGGTATTATTGCTTTACACATTAATGCTATGGAGAGGAGAAGTTAAATAATGAATCTTAGTAATGAAACGGTATCTGTATTGAAGAATTTTGCAACAATCAATCAGAACCTTGTGATAAAAAGTGGTGACAATATTTCTACTATTTCAGCACAGAAGAACATAGTTGCAAAGGCTACGGTAAAGGAAACTTTTCCACAGGATTTTGCAATATATGATTTGAATGAATTTCTTGCTGCGTTGTCTCTTTTTCAAAAACCAGATTTAGATTTTCGTGATGATTTTGTTGTAATAACAGAGAATGGTTCAACGGCTAAATCTCTTAAATATTGGTATTCTGATCCATCAGTTGTAACTACAACAACTAAAGATATTACAATGCCAGAGTGTGAAATCTCATTTTCTTTAGATAATAATCTGTTATCAGATATTCAAAAAGCTGCGGCTGTTATTGGTGTTCCAGATATGGTATTGCAAGCAATGTCGATTGGTAAAGCAGTTTTGAAGGTGACTGATAAGAAGAACTCTACTGCAAATGATTATGCAGTTGGTGTTGATGTTACCAATGAAGATGGAAAAGATTTGCCATATAAATTTTGGTTCAAGGTTGAAAATTTAAAACTTTTATCTGGTTCATATAATGTAGGAGTTTCATCCAAAAATATTAGTCATTTTGTGAATTCAAATGTTGATATTTATTATTGGATTGCTCTGGAACCAGAATCCAAATATGATGCCTAGATTATATTCAACAAAACGAAAGGATGTTTTTATAACATCTGATGGTTATAAAGTGACTATGACACAACTTAACGAAGAATATAAACTTAGAAGAAAAACTAGATTTGAGAGTAGTGGTTGTGCTTGTTGTTGGCATCATTGTAGTTGTGACAAACCTTTTTTGCCATGATTTTAAGGAAATTATATAATGGAAACATTTTTATGGGTGGAACTATATCGACCTAGAGATATAGAATCATGTGTTCTTCCTGTAACTTTAAAAAATACACTAACTGATTTTGTTAATGAAGGTAATATACCTAATTTAATTTTATCAGGTAAATCTGGTGTAGGAAAAACTACAGCTGCAAAAGCTATATTAGATGAGTTGGGTTCAACTTATATAATGATTAATGGTTCTGAAGAATCGGGAATTGATGTTCTTCGTACCAAGATTAAAAACTTTGCATCTACTGTATCACTTCATGGTGGTCGTAAGTATATTATACTTGATGAAGCAGACTATCTAAATCCACAGTCAACTCAACCAGCCCTGCGTGGGTTTATGGAAGAGTTTCATAAGAACTGTGGATTTGTTTTTACTTGCAATTATAAAAATCGTTTGATACCGCCACTACACTCTCGTTGTAGTGTTATAGATTTTGCTATTCCAAATTCTGAAAGACAAAAACTTGCCGCGGAATTCTTTGGTAAAGTAATTAATATTTTAAATGACCAGAATATTAAATATGATAAAAGAGTTGTTGCAGAGGTAATCAATAAATACTTTCCAGATTGGAGGCGAGTGTTAAATGAGCTTCAAAGGTATTCTGTATCGGGTACAATTGATGCTGGTATACTTGTAGATATTGCCGAAGTAAATATTAAAGAATTGATGCACTCCATGAAGAATAAGGAATTTACAAATGTTCGTAAATGGGTTGTTGATAATTTGGACAACGATTCTGTTCGCCTGTTTCGTCGTATTTATGACAGCCTTTATGAGTTTGTGGATGGTAGTAGTATTCCCCATGTTGTTGTTATATTGGGTGAGTATCAATATAAGTCAGCTTTTGTTGCGGATCAGGAAATCAATTTGATGGCTTGTTTTACAGAGATAATGGCTAGGGCAAAATTTAAATGATTGATGTATATGATAATGTATTAGAAGAACACAACGCTATATTGATTGATGATGAAGTTAAAAAGATAAGTTGGAAATACGATTATTCATCTGAACCTAGTAAACCAAATAAACACTGGCATGTTCTTTGCGGTCATAATGAAAAAGAGTGTGGCACATCAGGATATATTTGGGCCAATGATATATTTAATGCGTTCGTAAATAAATTTGATTTCAACTCAAAATATAATGTTGAGGAGTATGAAAGAATTTATTGCAATGCTCATACGCATGGAATAGAACCGCACCTTCATATAGATGATGGTGATTTCACAATGATATACTACCCTCGAATCGATTGGAAAAAAGAATGGGGTGGTGGAACTTTGGTTGATGATACTCTTGTTTATTATGTAGGTAATAGATTGGTTGTGTTTACTGCTAGTCTTCCTCATATGGCTATGCCTGTATCTAGGGAATGTTATGAACTAAGGACTAATGTTGTTTTTAAATGTTTTGAACCATCACACGCTTGGCGCCAAGTGTCGGCGTTTGGAGACAACAATGACGGATGATAAATTACTTAATATTGAAAGTATGCCATCAATAAAGTTGGGATTTACTCAAATAGGGTTAGATGATGTGAATGTTATCAACATATATATTGATGATAATATAGATAGATTGTCAGATTTGTCATCGTCATTGGTTGGTCAAATAAAACAGAATGAAAAATCAAAACAATTAGAATTTGATTTAACTGATCTAGTTCCTAAACAGTTAGGTGATTTTTTTATCATGTGTGCAAAAGAGTATTCTGCTGCACATCCATTGTCTGCTGTAATACTTGAAAACATTGGGCCCAAAGAAGATTATATTGTTAAAAAAATGTGGTCTGTACATAGCTATGCTGGAGATTATAATCCTATGCATGAACATGGAACCGCAAGTGGAAGAGGCGTATCCATGATTGTATTTCTTAAAGTGCCCCAACAAATAGTTGAATTGCAAGAAAAGTTCCTAAATCCTGATGAGAGTAATCATGGTAACTTGCAACATGGAAATTCAGGCGCCACTGATGGTGTTACTCAATTTATTTGGGATATGAATAGTATGTACGATGCTCCTAGATTTAAACATCCATCATATGCACATGTATATCCACAAGTAGGAAAGGTTTGTGTATTTCCTATTTGGTTACATCATCAGGTTTCTCCATTTTATGGAGAGGGTGAACGTCGTACAATGTCTTGTAATATTGATATTATTAATCATGTATGAATTAAAAGTTAAAAACGGAACGTATAAAGCAGATAATCTAATAACTTTATTGTGGGCCGTATTTTGTCATAGATTTCATCATTGGAAAAAAGGTGAAGGATTTATGGATTAATGTATGAATTAAAAGATTATCTTAATGCGATAAATTATACAAAAGAAAATCTGTTAGACACTGAAGATGAACAATGGGAAAAGAAATATTTTCCTTTTATTGTAAATAAATGTGTAGCACCATTCCCCGATACTATTATGTTGTTGAATGAAATTAACCAATTACATCATCTAGACAAGAGACTTCAATTTGATTTTTTAATAAATAGTTTAAGACCAAGAAAAAGATACACACCTTGGCTGAAGGCGAAGAAATTAAAGAATCTAGAGTATGTTAAAGAGTATTATGGATACAATAACGAAAAGGCAAAAGTCGCTCTTGATATACTAAATGATGAACAAATTTCTGCCATAAAAAGAAAATTAAATAAAGGTGGAAGAGATGGACGAAATTAATTGGACACAGGAGCAGATGCTAGAGATAGGGTTAAAAGAGCCCGATGATTTTTTAAAGGTACGAGAGACTCTATCTCGTATTGGTGTAGCTTCCCGAAAAGAACGAAAATTATATCAGTCCTGTCATATATTACATAAACAGGGACGGTATTATATTGTCCATTTTAAAGAGTTGTTTGCTCTTGATGGAAAGAAAACCAATTTATCTAGGAATGATATAGCAAGACGCAATACTATTACAAAGCTTTTGAGGGATTGGGATTTGGTTGATATACTTGGAGAAGTGGAAGAAGTTGCTCCCTTAAGTCAAATCAAGGTGCTTTCGTTTAGTGAAAAAAATGAATGGACATTAGAAACCAAATATAATATAGGTAAAAAGAAAGAGGCCTAATGGAAAAGTTCAAGTCTTTTATCACCGAAGCAAAAGAAGATAAAATTACAATTTTAATCCTGACCAACTCAACTTCAACGAAACCAGAAGGTGTTACTGGTATGTTGATGAATTCTTGTAAAAAATTTGGATTAGATTGCTACCAAATTATAACTTCTGAAGCTTGGATATCAGATAATGATATTGAAAGAGGAAGTGTTATCATAAAAAATTATGATGGCAATGATGAAGATATTGAAATAAATACTTTTTTTACTGTTGTGTTTGTTAGGGCAGGAACTTTAGATAATGAAATTGGGCTTGCTCTTTTAGGTACATTACAAAATTCTGGTTGTTTTATGATCAATACTAGTAGAGCTATGGCGACATGTGATAACAAGATGTCAGCATATACGGCTTTTGAACGTAATGGGATTAATACTCCAAGAACAGCTTTGGTAAATAATGAGAAAAGTATTATTGATGCTCATAAAAGAATTGGAGGAAAATTTCCTGTTATTATTAAAACCCTAACAGGAACACAAGGTATAGGTGTTTCCAAAGTTGAAAATATGGAATCTTTGATGTCCGTTATACAATCACTTTGGAAATTTAAAGCTCATCTTTTAATTCAAGAATATTTAGATATAAAGTTTGATGTAAGAACAGTTGTTTTAAATGGCAGAATTATTGCATCTACTAAAAGAATTAAACCTAAAGAAGATTTTCGTTCTAACAGACATTTGGGAGCAGAAACAGAACCTTACATTTTAAATGATAATGAGAAGAAGGTTATTATTGCTGCGACTCGAGCTACTGGAGCTTATATGGTAGGAGTAGATCATGCTCTTTATGATGGAAAGATATATGTTTTAGAATGTAATGGTTCGCCTGGCCTAGGTTCGCAATTTCAGAATTATGATATTACAAAGATTCCACAAGAACCTACTAAGAAAAGTAATATCATAGATTTTGTAATTAAGTATCTACAAAATCCCTTACAT